CATGGCGCCGACCGTGGACAAGCTCCAGCTGCGCGACTTCAGCAGGCGCCTGTTCAACCAGCCATGGAAGCACGTAGCGGCTACCACCTGAAGCCGAACTTGAATTCCGCGACACCCCTGTCCGGTAACAGCGACGCCACTGTCCGCTAACACAAGCCACCACCATGGAAGCCGCGCCAGTTATCACGACACCGACCGCGACCAAGCCTGCGCGATTGGAGGACCAGATCCGCGCAGCCTGTCGTGTGCGGCACTACAGCCTGGCCACCGAGCGGGTCTATGTGTCCTGGTACAAGCGGTTCGTGCGGTGGGCCGGGTTGAAGCATCCGGCCACGCTGGGCGGTGACCGCGTGGAGGCGTACCTGTCGCATCTGGCCACCGAATCGCAGGTGTCTGCGAGCACGCAGCGCCAGGCCCTGGCCGCGCTGCTGTTCTTGTACCGCCAGGTGCTGTGCATGCAGCTGCCCTGGCTGGACAACGTCACCCGCGCCAAACAGCCGCAGCGCCTGCCCTGCGTGCTGAGCGTCGACGAGGTGCGGCGCCTGCTGGCTGCCCTGCCGCGCACCAGCGCCGGCCTGGCGCTGTCGCTGGCCTACGGCACCGGCATGCGGCTGATGGAAGTGCTGCGCCTGCGCGTGAAGGACGTCGACTTTGAACGCCGCGCCATCACCGTGCGAGGAGGCAAGGGCGACAAAGACCGGGCCACCATCCTGCCGCAGGGCCTGGAGGCCGGCCTGCGAGCCCAGTTTGACCGCCGTCGCCGCCAGCATGATGTCGACCTGGCGCGCGGCATGGTCGACGTCGAGCTGCCGCACGCGCTGGCCGTCAAGTACCCCAACGCGCCGCGCGAGTGGGGATGGCAATGGCTGTTCGCTGCCAGCGACTACAGCACTTGCCCGCGCACCGGCGCCATCCGCAGGCACCACCTGCATCCGAAGACGCTGCAGCGCACCATGGCGCGGGCGCGCGCCGCGGCCGGCATTGCCAAGCCAGTGACGGTGCACACCCTGCGGCACAGCTTCGCCACGCACCTGCTTGAGCAGGGCCGCGACATCCGCACCATCCAGACGCTGCTCGGTCACTCCAGCGTCGAGACCACCATGATCTACACCCACGTCGCCAGCACCGGCGCCACAGGTGTACGCAGCCCGCTGGACGCGCTGTGAACCTTGTCACCACCGAGGCCATAGCCTCCAGCCTGGGCGTGAGCGCGCGGCAGGTGCAGCGCCTGCGCGCCGCCGGCATGCCGTGCACTGCGGTGGGCGCAAGGTCCGTCCGCTACGATGTGGCCGCCTGCCTGGCCTGGTTGCAGGCCAACACCGAGCGAGTCACCGCATGCCTGTCAGCCGCACGGCCTCCGGCCGTTACGAGGTCTCTGTCTGCGTCCGCGGCTGCCGCCTACACCGACGCCTGCCGCCGGGCGCAACTGCGAGTGACGCCAAGCGCCTCGAGTCCGAGCTGAGGATCGCGGCCGACCGAGCTGCAGGCCAGCGCCGGCCGCAGATTCCCGGCGACCCGCTGCTGACCGACGTGATGGCCGCCTACGTGCTCGACGCCAAACACCTGCGCAGCCCGGCCACCGCCAAGCACCACGCCCAGCGCATTGGCGCCTGGGTCGAGCGCTACCGCGCCAGCGATGCCAGGCGCTGCGCAGCGCACATCGTTGCCGACATGCGCGGCCACTACGCTGCGGCCACGATCAATCGCAGCCTCGGAACCCTGAAACGAGCGCTGCGCGTGGCCTGGCAGCGTGGCGTCTGCGCCGAGGACTGGAGCGGGCACGTCCAGCGGCTGCCCGAGCACAACGCGCGCGACGTCTACCTGACCGTCGACCAGGTGGGCCAGATCGCGCAGCACGCGAGCGAGGCCACACGCGCCGCAATCTGGATCGCGCTGCTAACCGGCTGCCGCCGCGGCGAGGTGCTGGCCATCACGCAGGCTGACATCGGCCCCGACAGCATCACCATTCGCGCCGGCAACACCAAGACCCTGCGCACCCGCACCGTGCCCATCGTGCCGGCGCTGCGGCCATGGCTGGCGCATGTGCCGGTGCCGCTTACCTTCGAGGGCCTGAAGTCAGGATTTCGGCGGGCGCGCGAGGCGGCCGGCATGCCGCATGTGCACTATCACGACCTGAGGCACTCGTGCGCCACGATCCTGCTGGCGCTGGATGTGCCGCTCGACGTGGTGCGCGACATCCTTGGGCACTCGACCATCAAGGTCACGGAGCGCTATGCGCACGCCCTGGTGCACCGGCAGCGGCAGGGGCTCGCAGCCCTCGGCGCGCTGGTTGATTTGCACCACGGCCTTACACCAGGGTCCGCGGAGGCCGCATGAGCCGCGGCCGTTTTACCTATGGTGGGCGGTGCAGGGTTCGAACCTGCGACCCCTGCCGTGTGAAGGCGACTGGCGCGAGCCGTCACCTACGGCGTGCCAGGCAGATTCACGCCTTGGCGGGGTCTGTCGGGCTGCCGATTACACCAGAGCCTGCACCAGCACTCAGCATGACCAGCGGCACCAGCTCGCCGTGATGCGCGGCCGCGTAGGCTTCGGCCAACGCACGGTCGGCGAAGTAGGATTCCCGCGGCTCCGGCGAGCGCCACCTGACGAGCCAGCGGCCGGGCTGCGCCTGAACGCGGCAGATGCCGGGCGGGCACTGGCAGGCGCGCTCAGGGCAGGCCAACATGTCAGCCCCGGCTGCGCCTCGGGTCGCTGCTGCGCGGGTAGGTGTCGCGCCGCTTGATCGTGCCGTCTCGGCCGTAGACGACGACCTCGGCATGCCCGCCGCCCGACAGATGCTCAAGCGCGAGCACCTTGGCCCTCACGCCGGCCATGTACTGGGATCGCGCAGGGAGTTCGAGCCCACCGACGCGCACCCACCAGCCCCCGCGCCCTTCGCGCCGCTGCACGCGGATGGTGATTCGCTTCATGGCTTCACCCCCCCACTCGCGGGCCAGGCCTTGAGCAGCGCCCGAACGTCGGCACTGCAAGATTCAGCCGCTTCGACAACTGTTCGGAAGTTTCGCAGTAAAGGATCCACCACGTCCCCGAGCTGGGCGGTTCCTGCACCGGAGGCGGCGCCGGTATCGCCGGGGCCTGCACTGGAGGCGGTACAGGTGTAGGTGTTGAGTTGGTCGCGCAGCCGGCCAGCATCGCCAGCAGCAGCAGCAGCGCGGGCAGCAAGCGCCGCGCGGTCCCGGGTGAGCACATCGGTTGCCTCCTGCATGCGGCGAGTCCATGCCGCTTCGGTTTGTCGGTGCGCCTCAGACTGCGCCAGGGCAGCGCTGGCAGCGCGTGAAACTGCGGACGCATGGTCGGCCTTCGCCGTCGCAAGATCGGCCCGCAGCGCCTCAATTTGGGCTCCTGCGCGCCATCCTCGCAGCGTCCATCCGGATGCGGCGCCGATGGCTGCGGCGGCTAGGGCGGCGATGATGGGCAGGGGAATCGGGATCACGGCTGTTTGCCCTCCAGCGCCTTCTGCGCCACGTTCGCGGCCGGGTAGCCCAGCAGCGCCGCCAGCATCACGGATTCCCACGCGCCATCGGCGATCAGCCCGCGCCAGCGAAGAAAGCAGGCGAGCAGCATGCCTAGCACGGCGACGATGAGTTTTCGGGATAGGTAGCGGTCGGTCATAGCTTCACCCTATCCAACCAAGCCCGCAGCCGCTGCACGCCGATAGCCTGCAGCTTCTCGCGCTGCGCAGGCGTCAGCCGCACGGGCACAACCACCAGTTTTTCGGCTGGCGGAAGGGCCGGGCGGCCGGGCTTGCGTTTGGGGGCGGTCATCAGGCGTTCAGCCACGAGAAAGGCTCGGCGCCTTCGATGTCCCAGCCGTCGCCGGCCGTCACGATCGCAGAACCGTCGGCGAAAACGTGGCGGATCGGGTCGCCGCTGATGTAGCCGTAGACGTTGCCAGCCTTGTAAATGTTCTGGCCGTTGTCGTCGCGGCCGATGCGCTGGCTGTACTCGCGGCGGGCGCCTGCTGCGTCGATCAGGTCGTCGAAGCCGTCGAAGTTTTGGCCGTTGTTTGCGAGCTTGGCGGCGATTTGCTGGGCGGTGGTCATTTGGGCTCTCCGGTTTGTTGCTGCGCGTCGTGCTGCAGTGGTGTTAATGTAATACCGGAATGCTTCACCGTCAAGCGGTTAGCGAATCTTTTTTGTAACACCGAAACGCTGCGTTCATCCCCGCGCTCCCAACGTCGCAGGCGCCTCGCTGCGCCCCTCGCACAACTTGCGTTCTGCAGCGCGCCGGTTTGCCAGTCCCTGCACCCGCTTGCCGCCAGCCATCACCCAGCGATCAAGCTCGGCGCACGCCGCCAGCCACTGGCCGGCGTTGAGCCGCTGCATGAGCGTCGAGCGGCACGCGGCATCCGTGCCCACGTTGTACGCCCACGAGAGCACAGCCGCCCGCACATGCAGGGGCACATCGGGCCGGGTGATGCAGCGCGACAGCTCGCCATCGAACTGCGCCAGGCGCTGCATCAGCATGGCCGAGCACTCCGCGTCGCTGTAGCGCCGCATCTGGACGCCGTGTGTCTCGCCGTAGCAGACGGTCCACACGCCCACGATGTCGCGGTACGGGTCATTCTCGCGGCCCTCCCACAGCATCACCACGGGCGCCGCCAGCGCGATGACGCCAGCGGCAGCACCTACGGCAACGCGCGGATTGACCTTCAAGGCGCCGGCCCCACGCCGCCCCCAGGCGGCCCGCGGAACAGCGTCACCAGCTGCCACAGACCCACGATTCCCGCACCCAGGCCCCCGAGCCAGACAACGATGCTTCTGATCGTGCGGCCGGTCGTCTTAAGGCGCGCGATGTCCTCGGTGATGGCCGTGTTGTCGTCCACCTTGCGCTCGATCTGCGCCGCCCTGGACGCGCTGGCCTGCACATGCTCCCGCAGCGCCCGGCCCATCTCGCGCATCTCGCCGGCCAGCTGGCCCATGTGCTGATCGAGCCGGCGCTGCGTGACGGTGATCTCGGCCACCTGTGCAGCGGTGTGGCGCATGTGCGCCATGAGCACGCCGATTTGCTTGTCGCGGTAGGTGTCGGCGGTGTCGTGATCGTCCATTGGCGCGGTGATGGTCGTCGGCACGCCGGCCGTCTGCTGCTGGTCAGTCGTGCTGTGCATGCTTGCCTCAGTCGTGCTGTGAGTAGAAGACCCGCGGCGTGCCATGACGCCGGATGACGGCAACGGCGCTGGCCACATCAAAGCGCCAGCCGTCGGGGTAGCCCCATGACTCCATGAACGCTTCGCTGCACCACATGGCCCGCAGTGCGCCCTTGATGCGCCTGAACAGGAAGCCGGCCAGACCCCACAGGTCGTAGCTCCAGCCCTCGCGCTCCTGCCACCAGGCCCACACCGCAGCGCGGTCGGCGGGCACGTCCCAGCAGTCGTGCATCGAGGGCGACCAGTAGCGCCAGGCGGTGTGCACGCCGTGCCACAGCGTGGCCTCGGAAATCAGCGCCTTGTCGCCATCGACCTCCCACACCACCATCAGGTGCGACCAGTCGCAGCGCTGCCACCAGGCGAGCGCGCGACTCGTCAGCCGGCCGGAGTGGCGCCCGCGGTAAGCTGCTGCGGTGATGGTGTTGCCCACGATCACGCCCAAGGCTTCAGGGGCCGCGCAAACGCCGCTGTCTGCCGCGGCCAGCTGCGTGTGAGCCGCCAGCGCTGCATGTGCCCCGCAAAGGCGTAGTTGCTGCCCGCGGTGTCTCCCAACTCCACGTTGCCAACGATGATTCGGCTGTTGCCGCTGGGCCGGTACGTGGTGTTCGAGGTGCCTAGCAGCGCGCCATCCTGGAACAGGTAATAGTTGGTCAGGTCGTTTGCAACTCGGATGTAATACCAGGTGCCCGTGCTGATTGCGCTGCCAGAGATCCTCACGTCTGCGTTTCCGTTGGCCGTCACGGTGTAGAACGACAACGCACCAGAGATGAGCAGCAGACTCAGCCGCATGAACTGCCCGCTCCCCCACTCGAAGATGTGCGGCGTGTTGGCGGTGCTGCTGGCGTAGATCCACACGTCCAAAGCCCACGGCGCCGATGGGTCCAGGTCGGCGCTGGTGCTGCTGGTGTAGCGCTCCGTGGAGCTGTCGAACAGCGTGCTTGTGGTCGCGTAGCTGGCACTCACGCTGCTGAGCGCCTGCGCGCTGCTGGCCGTCGGCGTGCCGGTCTTGGTCCAGGTGATGGCAGTGTTGGAGTCGACCCACGGGTCCGCTTCCATGGTCACGCTGCTGACGATCAGATCGCGGCCAGGGTCGCCCACTCCGCGCAGGCCGATCAGCGTGATGGCCAGGCCCTCGGCGCTGGTGCCAGCGCCGTCGATGTCGACCGTCAGCAGCGCATCGTCAGCGATGACCGCACCGCCATCCGTGAACGCGAACGCCGCTGCTGCTGTAGTGCTGGTCTTTTCGTTGGCGTCGATGGTCAACTTGGTGCCGAGGATGGTCTGCCCGCCATCGTTGATGTCGATGGTGACCGCGCCGCTGGTGCTCTCGCCGAACAGCGACGCGCGAACGTCTGTCAGCAGCATGGCGCACGGCGCGCGCATGTAGGCCTTGTCGGTGCCGGTGGTGAGGCTGGTGCTCAGGTCGGAGCTGACCGGCAGCCGGTACTCCACGCGCGCGCACTCGGCCGTGCCGAACAGCCGGCCCCAGATGCCAAGCTGTGCGAAGCGCCAGTCTTCCCAGCTGCTGGGCGTGAGCGTGCCGCACGTCACCTTGTAAAGCCGCGCGTAGGTCTGCGGCGTGCACCAGTTGGCCGCGTTGGTGCTGGCGCTGACCGCAAACGTGGTCAGGTGCACGACGACATAGTTGATGCGGCTGGCCGTGAGCGTGACGGTGCCGTCAGCCACGCTGCTGCCGTTGACAGGCCCGCCGTAGTAGCCCCACACCAGCTGGTCGGTGGTGGTCTGCCGGCGCCCGAAGGTCAACGCAGCCGATGCCGCATCGAACAGGCCATTAATGGCCGCTTCCTTCTGGGCCTGGCTGGCGCTGACGGTGTCGAGGTGCGTGGTGCTGTTGGCCATGTGTCAGGCTCCTGTGGTGACGCGCGCGGCGGTGCCGTTGCCGACCGTGGCGCTGATCTGCGCCACCTGCAGCACGCGCTCCTCGTAGCCGTCGGCCAGGGTGTAGGTGTTGGTGGTGGTCTCGGTGTCGAGCACCGCATCGGCCACGCCGCCCAGGCCGGCCTGCACGATGCGCAGGCTGTAGCGCTCGGTGGCCTCGCCGAGCGGCGCATCGGAGCCATCGGCCAGCGGTGCCGCGTAGCGGGTGCGCCACGTCCAGCGTACCGACTGGCCACCGGTGGCAATGGGCGCCAGGTTGACGTTGATCGGCGCCAGCGGCAGCAGGCTGACGAAGCGCAGCGGGTTGATGGTCTGCACAGGCCCCTGAGTCACCTGGTCGCCCAGCGCCACGCAGCGGTATCGCATGGCCTTGCCGCGGTCGCCCAGCTGCTCGGGCAGGCGCACGACGGCCTCGTCAAGCAGCACAAACCGGTCGGTCTCGGTGTGCGTGCCCTGCGCCTCCTCGGTGCCCAGCCGGCCGCGCAGGAAGCCACTCAGCCGGTAGCGCCCGGCGCTGAGCAGCGTGGCGCGGCGAAAGTGCACCACCTCGTCGCCAATCAGCGCACGGTTGCCGCCTTCCAGCAGCGCCGCAGCGGTGATGGTCTCGAGCTCGCCCGACACCACCACGTCGACCCAGCTGCTCACGTCGATCTGGTTGCCGCCCTCCCAGTCGCCCAGCACCGACTCGCACCGGCCCAGCGTGGCCGCGGTGTTGAGCTGCGCGGCCTCGGTGTAGGTGGTGCCGCCGTCGCGGCTGCGGTAGACCACAGCGCCGCGCCAGGTGCCGATTGCCGGAGCCGCGGCCACGTAGATGCCCGGAGCGTCGTCCTCCTGAGCAAGCAAGGGGATGTCCATTGCCTCGAACTGCAGCGCGGTGACGCCGACCATGCTGCCCGGCACCGGGCCTGCAGCGCCGTCGGCCGTGCTGGCGAGCACGCTGCCGTCGTAGTCGGCCGCGCGCCAGGTGATGACGCCGCCGTCCTCGGTCTTTTCGAGCAGGCGCAGGCTATAGGTCGTCATCGCTCACCGTCACAACGTCGGTCGGCTCGAGGTGCGCCCAGGCAAGCGTGGTGGTGAAGCTGCGCACGTTGCGCGCCACCCAGCCGCCGTACAGGATGATGTCGGCCAGCTGCCGCGCGTGGTCGTCGGTGAGCACCACCGGCACCTCGACGGTGGAGAGCTGGTCGGTCTCACCACCCTGGCGGCGGGCTTCCTGCGCGCCTACCGCGTAGTCGAGCGCGTAGCTGCGGTAGAGCACGGTCACCGAGCGCGGCAGCTCCTGCTCCTGGCCGCGCTCATGAGCCATGGCGTGCTCGGCCGCCTCGTCCACCTGCGCGCCCAGGTCGTTGCCCGTGAGCGTGGCCACGCTGCTGCGCACCCGCTTGCGCCAGGCGATCTTGCCGTCGCTCTCGACGCCATCGAACTGGTAGCACAGCCGCAGCGGCTCCAGCGCCTGCCGGGCGGCCATGCGGCTGGCGCGGCTGTAGCCGATTACCTCGTCGGTCAGCTCGGTGACGTCGATGTCGCTGGCGCTCAGGCCTGCGGCCTCGCAGATGTGCGTGACGATGGCGCTGAGCAGCACGGTGCCGTCTTGCACGCTGGTGACGTCCGGCCCGCCGTCGCTCTCGGCCCAGCTGGTGACCGTCACAGGCGTGACGATGCTGGCGTCGTCGCGCAGCGTGCCGGCTGCGATGGCTGCTGCGCGGGCTGCGTCCCAGTAGGCGGTGTTCGAATAGTTGGGGTCACCCGGCAGCAACACGGGGCCTAGCGCGTTCTGGTACAGCCCGCCGTCGCGGTACTCCACGCCGGCCAGTTGCTTGGCGGTGCCGGTGACGATGGTCCACGCGCGATTGGGCACCACCTGGCCGTCGAAGGTCACGCACCACTCGGGGTCGCTCGGCGCCTCGGCCATGCCCAGAGCCTGCGCGATCTGCTGGTTTCGCGGGCTGTCGGCGGCATAGCAAGTCTTGGCCGGGTGCGTGGCCACGCGGTTGCTCTTCAGCTCGAGCGCGTAGGACATCCAGCTGATATCACCCTGCGGGTACTGGTCATAGTCGGCCGAGTGCACGATGGTGTACTCGCCAGGGTATGGCCCGCTGTTGCCAATCTCGCGCCGCAGCATGACCGGGGCGTCATAGGTGAACGTGCCACCCTGGTCGTAGTACGGCCAGTTGAGCCGTCGGTCGTAAAACGGCGTTGTCGCCGCCCAGACGTTCTGGGGCACGGTTGGTTTGACAGGCGCCGGCCCGTACTCAACATCGCCCAACTTGAGCACGTAGTAGCTGTGCAAAACGCTGACGTACTGCGGATCGCCCGGAGTGCCCGGCATGTGCAGTGTGTTGAGCACAGCAAAGGGCCGCGGGTTGCCCTGCCAACTCCAGAAGTACCCTGAAAAGTTGTAGGCGCCCTTGGCTGCATTGGGGTGCAAAAACGAACTCGACGCCTCGAAGTCATCAGCCTGGGCTACGGCCATTGCCGCAAACCCTACAGCGCCTCCAGCTGTTGGCGACGACATAGCCTGGTAGTACGTGTCGCCGATGGCGTGCACCGGCATGCTGTCCTCGTTGTAGACCCAGGGGTAGACCTTGAGCGGCTCCAGGATGTCGGCCGTTGGTGTGGTGTCCTCCGTCTCCTGCGTCAGCTCAAACGAGAAGCTCGGGATCCGGTTGCCGTAGTCGCCCAGCGGCAGGTTGGTGAAAACCACGTAGCAGGTGCCGCGGTAGGCCTCGACGTTGCCGGCGCCCTCCACCGCCTCAATCGTTGCGTCGGGCTCCTGGGTCTCGCTGCCGGGGTAGAGCGTCCAGAACTGGCGGAACTTGGCGTTCTGCACGGCGATGGGGTCTTCGCCACCGACGCGCGCGTCATACACCAGCTTGGTGTCGGCCCAGATGCGGCGAACGGCGCCCACCTCGCCGTCGCCGATGGCCACCGCGAACGAGCAGGTGTAGGAATAGGTGGTGACCTTCGGGCCACCCTTGCCGCCTTGCTTGTGCGCGGTCTCTACGAAGTCAGCCGCCCAGATGAGCACGCCGGCCACGCGGTCGGTGCCGTAGGTCTTCGGGATCGGAGCGCCGAAGCTGCTGATCTGCACCTTGAGGTCTTCGACCCGCGGCCCGTGCTGGCGGGGCGCGTCGATCGAACTGCCCACGGCAGACCCCAGCGCCCAGCCGACCTTGGCTCCCATCGGGCCGCCGATGGCAAAGCCAATCGCAGCGCCAGCGGTGGCGACGAGGAGCTGTGCCATCAGCGCACCCCCGGCATGCGGTACGCCTGCACCGTGCGCCGCTGCCAGAGCGGGTCGAGCCGATGCTCGATCACCCGCCCGATGGCCTCGTAGGCATGGATGAGCGAGCGCCCGCCGTGGTCGCCAACGATGGCCACATGCTGCGGCTCGCGCGCAAAGCGCATCAGCAGCACGTCGCCGGGCTGCGCGTCATCGGTGCGCGCCATGAACGACTCGCACACCTGCTGCAGCATGCCATGCGCCGGCTGCCGGCCGTAGCCGCCCCAGCGCGCATCGAAGGTGTCGCGCCACCAGTCGGCCGGCACGATGCCGAGCGCGACCGCCACGCCACCCACGAGCCCGCCGCAGTCGCAGCCGACAACACGCGTGCGGCCCTGGTGATGAAACGGCGTGCCCAGCCAGCGCCGCGCCTCGGCCACCACGGCAGCGCGCGACACACCGCTCACTGATTGCTCCCGATGGCCAGCGCCCGGTCAGGCCCTGGCACGAAGGAGAAGCCTCGGAAGTTGTCGAGGTTGTTGAACGTGACCTTGCACGCCGCCTTGCTCTTGTTGCACCCGGCCACAGCGCTGAGCGTGTCGCCGACCTGGATGTCAAACGGCATGGGCAGCTGCAGCACCACCACGCCCGAGCCGTTGCCGGTCTTGACGTCCATCACCAGACCGTTGTTGTCGCCGCCCGTCCACGTCACCTTGCCGAAGTCGAAGTAGCCCGCGGCCTGCGTGAGCGCTGACGCCGTGAACTGCCGGCGCGAGCTGACCGCCGTGACGGTGGCCGAGTGGGTGAAGGACGTTAGCACCTTGCCGCAGCGCGTGTCGCCGAGCTGCGCGTCGCACGTCGGCTTGACCTCGCGGCCGATGTTGTTCTGCAGCGCCTGCATCAGCCCGCGCAGCTCAGCCACGTACAGCGGCCCGCGGCGCTGGGCCTTGCCGAGCCAGCCCTTGCGCACGATCTCGGCGCCGTCGCTCAGGCTGGCCCAGTTGACGCGGTAGATGATGATGCTCGCGCCGTCCCACAGGCCCGCCTCGATGTCGGCCGCGGTGATGCCATCGGCGTCCAGCAGGCCCTCGAGCTCCAGGTCGTCGACGTTGAGCTCGGCCCGCGTGGCCACGGCGCTGGCACTGAACACGCTGCTGGGCGTGTAGGTGGTGCCGCTGACGATGAGCGGCTCGTCGTGGTCGGTGAAGCCGTACACGGTGCCATCGAGGCGCGTGACCTTCCAGCAGTGCGCCACGGTAAGCGCACTGCCGGCCATGTGCGTCTTGAGCGCGCTGGCGGTGCCTTTCACAGGCGGAGCTCCACCAAGGGCACGCCCTCCCACTGTTGCAAGATGCCGCGACTCGGCGTGCGCGCCAGCACGCGGGCCTGCATGTCGTCGGTGTCAAAGCGCACCGGCACGTCGAACTCACCGGACCATGTGAGGTTGGCCGCGGTGCGGCTGGTGGTGGTGGTGACGATGCCGGTGGTCGCGTCGAGCGTGTAGTCGGTGGTGAGCGTGAGCGTGGTGCCGCTGTTCTTCAACTCGAACCCGCTGGCGATGGGCTTGACGATCTTGCGGTCGGTGGTCTGCGAGCCGCTGGTGTAGCGTTTGACGAGCTGAAACGTCGTGCTGGTCAGGCCGGTGACCTTGCCGTCGGTGTGCGTGGCGCTGTAGTCGGTCCAGTCCTTAAACCGGAAGCCGTGCAGCCGGCCGCGTGCGTTGATGAAGAACGCCCGCAGCGTGGCGTGATCGGCCGGCGCATTGATGCCGGCGCCGACCTCGTAGCGGTGCAGCGGGTAGGCCCACTTGCTGAGGCGCGACTCGTGGCCGCTGATGGTGCGCACCACCTCGGTCTCCCACGCGGGGCCACCGACCGCACCCATGGCGATCAGCTCAGGGAAGCGGGGCGACTCGTAGAACGCCATGCGTCAGCCCTCAGTTGCCGCGCTGGTGCGCCATCTGCACCCCGCGCATGGCCGCCGCGGCGATCTGCTGCTGCGTGCGGCGATCGACAGGGCCGGCGATGGTGAAGTGATTGGTGACGGACATGCCGCCCGCCGGCCGCACGGTGACGCCTGTGCGCCCGCCGAAGATCGGCTCGGGGCCGCGCTCACCGGTCATGCCCCACCTGCCCGGAGCGATGAAGCCGCCGTCGGCGAAGCCGCCTGCGAACAGGCTGCCGAACCAGCTGCCGATGCCGGCGAGGAACCCGCCGCCGCCGCCCGCACCACCACCGCCACCCAACATGCCGGTGAGCGCGTTGCCCAGCGGCTCGGTGATGAGCTTGCGGGTGACGATGCGGATGATGTCGGCCTCCAGGCCCTTCAACACGTCGCGCAGACTGTTGCCGCCAACGATGGCATCCTCGAAAGCCGACGTGAAGCTCAGGCCCAGCTCCTCGCCGAGGCTCTTGGTCTTGCTGGCCTGGTCCTTCACGCCCGTTGCCGACTTGTCGAAGCGCTCCTGCGCGTCGAGCTGGGCGCGGGTGTAGGTGTCCCAGTCGATAGCGCCTGCCTGCAGCAGCTTGTTGAGCTTGTCGATCTCAGCCGCCAGCAACTCGGCCGGCGTGCGCGTGGCCTCAAACACGCGGCGGCCCTCCTCGCCGATGGACTCGCGCAGCTTGCGCGCGGCCTCGTCGGCTTTGGCCTGGATCTGCGTCAGGAGCTTGTCGGTTTCCTCGTAGTCCTTCTCGGCCTTGAGGAATGCCGACTTGTAGGACTCTTGCGCGTCGGTGATGGCAAAGGGGATGTCGACTTTGCCGGCTTTGCCTGCGCCACCCGCAGCGGCCGGAGGCAGCAGCGGCAGCGATGGCCGGCCGGTGTTGCCACCCGTGCCACGGCCACCGCCAGCGCCACCAGCGTTGACCATGCCGCGGTACAGGTCGGCCAGCTTGCCCACTTCTTCCCGGTTGGCGCGCAGGGCGTTGAGCTTGTTGCTGTCGGCCAGCGCGCCCAGCGGACCGCCGTCGGGGTTGGCCTGAATGGCCTTGATCTTGCCGTCGATCTCGGTGAGCTTGGCCGAGTAGAAGTCGAGGGCCTTCTGTGGGGTGTCGAAGCTCTCGCCGCGCAGCTTCTGCCCAAAGGCTGCGGCCAACACGCCGCCGAAGCCGCCGAGCTTGTCGCTGGCCAGCGTCAGCCGCTCGATGAGCTGATTGATCGGCCCCAGCAGATCGCCCGCAATGGCGCGCGCCACGTCGGTGATGTTTTTGCTCAACCGGGCCATGGCCTTCTCGAACTTCTCGGCCTCAGCCGCCTGCTGCGCGGTCACGGTGGCGTTGAGCTTGCCGCTCTCGGCCAGGTCTTTGAGCAGCGGCGCCACTTCGCGCGTGCTCTTGCCAAACAGCGCGTAGCTGATGCGGGCCTTGTTGCCGTTGTCCTCGAACTGCGCCAGCGCCTGCGCGGTTTTCAGCAGCGCCTCGGCCGGGTCAATCGCGGCCAGCTCCTTCGCATTCAGCCCGATCAGCTCGAACACCTTCGCAGCCTCGGTGCCCGGCCGCAAGCCCTCTTGGATCTGCGCGTTGAACTTGATGAGCGCACCGCTCACGGTCTCCACGCTGCCGCCCGTGCGCCGCGCGATGTCCTCCAGCGCGCTGGCGTTTTCGACGCTGGTGCCGGTGGCATCGGCGAAGTCGTTCAGCGCGTCGATGCCCTTGATGGTGGCTGACGCGATCTGCGTCATCGCACCCACCACCACCGTGGCACTGATGGCGCCCAGCGCTGACGTGATCTGCCGGCCCGCAGCCGCAAAGCTGCGCTCCATCTGCCCGGCGCTGCGCTCCACCAGCTTGGTGGCGCGCGACATGTCCTGCTCAAGCCGCGCCAGGCGGGCTTCCAGGTCAATTGACAGGGTAGCGGTGGCCATGCGTCAGCGTCCCAGGGTGTCGGGTTTGTGCATCTTGATCATCAGCAGCCGCTCGGTGAGCAGGTCCAGATCGGTGCAGCCGTAGAACTCGGCGAACAGCGGCACGGCCGGCCAGTCGATGCCGCCCATGCCGTTGGCGCAGGCGTTCCACACATGGATGGCCGCGCGCTCGTCGTTGGTGGCCTGGGGTGGTCCGCCCTCATGGTCGATGCCGGCCGCTACATCGAGGAGGGCTGCGAGTTTCCCCGTGTGGCCTCGCGCTTGGCCATGTGATCGGTGATGAGCTGCGTGACGTGTGCAGCCACCAGCGCGGCCCACTCGGCGTGATCGGCAACAGCCTCAGCCCACACGCCCGCATCGAACGGCACGTAGTTCTCGCTGCCGCCGTCGAACAGGTCGCCCTCGGTGATGCCGTCCCATGCCACCACGCAGTCGCACAGCTTCTCGAGCGTGGCGCCACCACCGGCCAGCTGGCGCATGGCCAGCTCGCCCGGGCGCCGCACCTTGACGCGCTTGCCCGGCGCCAGATCGCACCACGACTCGCGCGCCTGCTGGATGCGCGCGATGTAGTCGGCTGCGGTGGTGCTCACAGGTTGGGCTTCACGGCCCAGCCTGCGCCGAGCACGTTGAACTGGCCGGTGGCCAGCGCGCCGGCCTGCAGACTCTCGCCCGGCACACTGGGCACGCCGTAGTACACGCGCAGCACGGTGGAGCCCTGGCTGATGCGGAACAGGCAGCTGGTGCTGTTGCGCGCCGCGGCCTCGATGAAGGCCATGGCCGTGCCGTGTGCCACGCCGTTGCGCACGTCGATGGTGATGTCTTGCGGCGCCAGCAGACCGGCCACGTTGCGGGTCTTGACGTCCAGCAGCCGCGTGTCGTCCAGCGCATTGGCGGCGCCACCGCCCACGGCGTAGCTGGCGGCCTCGCTCAACGTACCCCAGGTGCTGGCCGGCGTGAGCGTGCCCGACGCATAGGTGCTGTACTGCGTGGTGTCCAGACCGTTCATCGTGAACGTGTTGGCCGACGTGTCCATGATGTGCACGGCCTGGCCGTCGAGCTCGACCATGCCGCTGGTTACGGTCCAGTAGCCGACGTCGTTGTCAGACAGGGTGTGGCTGGTCAGCGTGCCGACAGCCGGGTTGGCCTTGGTGCACGCGGTGGGCGACACGGCCGAGGCGAAGGTGAGCGCGACCTCGACTTTGACGTTGCGCCCGACGATGGTGGTCATGGTGATGTCCTTTCAATGCTGGGCGCAGGCCCAAAGAAAAAGGGCTCCGGTTGGAGCCCTGCGGCACGGCCTTGCGGCCGGGTTTCGGTGCTGTGCAGCGCTCAGACGATCCAGCGCTGCACGGTGAGATTGACGGCATCGAGCGCCAGCTCCTCGTCGTAGCCGCCTGAGCGTGCGGTGACGAGGTAGTCGGCATCGGTGGCCACAGCGCCAGCCACGGCATCGGCCACAGCCTCGGCACCGGCTGCGGTGGTGGCGTAGCACTGCACCGAGTGGGTGACGCTGGTGCCGTGCAGGGTGTTGTCGAGGCCGTAGTCGCTGTCGTGCTGGCTCACGAACACGACGAGCGGAAACGCGCTGTCTTGCGGCACTGCATTGGCCGCGATGCGCGTGCTCACCAGCGCGGTCAGCGCCGCGTGCCCGGCCAGCAGCGCGCGGAATTCGGTGTCGGCACTCATGGCGCTGGCGCTTTTGGCCTGTTGAGCTTGGCGATGGCCAGCGGCAGTCGCCGGTTGAACTCAGCCAGCGCCGCACCGAGCATGGCCGCGCCAGCCTTGAGGATGTTGCGGCCGGGCTGCCGTGGGCCGCGGGCGGGCGTCCAGCCGCGATCCAGCCACCTCCAGTAGAACGGGTCGCGAAAACTCTTGGCACCGGCCTGGCCGCGCTTGGCGGGCTTGACGTTGACGAACACGCCGACGTTGCCCTGCCGCCGCGCGAGCTTGCTGGTGCGCACGCTGATGGCGCGCTGCACGGTGCCGGGCTTGCGGTAGCCCTTGCGGTAGGCCGCGGCGCTCCACTCTTTGGACAGATCCAGCATCGGCGTGGCCTTGCGCGCGGCGCGCTGCACCAGGCGCGCACCGGCCGCCAGCGCGTTGCGCAGGGCTCGCACCTTGAGCTTCGGCGCCACACCCAGCAGCGCAGCGCGCAGGTCTGGCAGGCCCTTGACTTCGGCGCGCAGTCCGTCGTTCATCGCCCGTCCCTCGCGGCGGTGGAGCACATCAGCTCGAGCACCTCCTGCCCGGCGCGCGGCTCGATCACGCTCACGATGTCGTGCGGCACGCTGCGCCACAGCACGCGCATGGTCGGCACGATGCCCTCGCGCCAGCGGATGCGCATGCGCACATCGACAGCGCTTTGCACCTGGCCGGCCGCGAAGTATTCTTTGCCGCGCAGGGGCTCGACGCTGGCCCAGCAGGTGATGTGCGTGCTCCAGGTGGCGGACTCCTGGCCGAGCGAGTCCACACCAGACGCGCGGGTCTGGATGGTGATGCGCTCGCGCATGTCACCGGCGTTGATGGGCATGGTGGCTCAGCCGCCGTAGTGGATGGTGTACGGGTCGAGCAGCCGGTCGTAGAAGCGCTGGCCGAGCTGCGTGACGGACTGGCCCACCACCGTGCCGCCGCGGTGCTGGTACAGGTCGGCGATGCGCATCTTGATCCACGTCTTGACGGCTGCCGGCACGTCGCTGGCCGCGCCGTAGCCGCTGACGAAGCGCACGCGCACGGCGTTGGCCGTGTCGTAAGTGGTTGGCCACTGGTAGCCGTAGGCGGGCAGCACCCAGCCCGGTGGCATGGCACTGTCGAGCACGTAGGCCGAGCTGCTCAGTGTGACCTCGGTGCCGGTGGTGTCGTAGTAGTACACGCCGGTGATGCTGGCGACCTTCGGCATGCCGAGCTCGAGCTCCAGCAGCGGGAAGGTGTCGACCACGCGCTCCCAGGTCTGCGTGATCAGCGCGCGGCCGGTCAGGTGCTCGCACTCCTGCCGGGCCGAGGTGATCAGCGCGTCGATCAGGTCATCGTCGGTGGTGATGTCGCTGTCGACGCGGCACTGCAGCTTGGCCTCGGCGCGCGTGACCGGCTCGGAGGCCGGCGCGGTGAACAGTCGGAGGGTCATCGTGTGCGCCTGCTGATGTTGGCCATTCGCCGCCCGAGCTGCAGGCTGCGCATGCCCAGCGCCGGGCCGTGGCCGATGGGGGCGGCTGAGAGTTGCGCCGCCACCGCCTCGCCGCTGTACGTCAGCGTGGCCGCCTGGCCGGTGAGCACGTAGGTGCCGCCGTCGGCGGTCATGATGATCGTGCGGGTAAGCGTGGCGGCCTGGCCGGTGAGGGAGTAGGTGCCGGACGCCGCAGCGAGGCTGTACGTGCCGGCGGGCGTGTAGGTCAGCGTGGCAGCCTGGCCGCTCAGGCTGTAGCTTCCCTGCGCGGCCGGCAGTGAGTAGCTGGCCAGCAGGCCGGCAGCCTGGCCGGTCAGGGTGTAGGCACCCTGCGCGGCGGTGATGGCGCGGGTGGCGGTGATGGCTGCGGCTTGGCCGGTGAGGCTGTAGGTGCCGCAGATGGCGGTTAGGGTGTAGAAGACTGCTCCAACAGTCTTTGGCGGCCCTTGCAGCATCTGCACATTGCCCGGCACCCCAGACAACGCCGAACCGAGACGACGCCTGACGGTCTGCGTCGCATTGCCAACCGACGGCAGCGCCACCACCTGTGCCGGCGTGCTGCGAAACTGCGGATACCTGCGCATCACACGCTCCGGTGCGACATCGTGCGCGCCACAAAGCAGCGAGCCAGGAAGTCGCTGACCTCCTGCGGCACGAAGTGGCTGGCGTCGCCGTGGTCGCCGGTGCACACGGTAAGGTCAGACTCGGCCATTGAGCCAGCCACCACGGCGCGCATGGCGTCAGTGTTGGCGGCCTTGTTGACCACGGTGTCACCAGCGCTGGCCCAAAACCGCATCGGCAGCCGATCAAACAGCGACGAAGACAGAAGCGCAGGATCGAAGCCCGCCGTTTTGGTGGAGTAGTCCGACCCGTTGGCTGCGATGCCGTATGCCGTGCGGATGTCCGCCGCGAAACTGCCTGCGTTGCCGTCAAACATGTCGGCCAGACTGCACACGGGATAGATGCCGAACCAGCCCGCGTAGCCGCCCTGTGATGCTGTCAGCAGCCCTGTGCACCCGCCCATGCTCTGCGAAAAGATCGCGGTTGCCGTGGGCGCGTAGTTCGTGGCGATGTACGCCTCCAGCGCTGCATAAGCATCAAGCCCGGCTTGGTTGCCCCAGTTGTTGCCGGCCGCGGTTGACGACGCCATCAAATAGCCGTCGTCGGTAATGCGGTTGACCACATCGGTTTTCCGCGTGTCGGTGGTCAGCGACGCGGCGGTTTCACCGGCACCGTGGTGGTAAATCACGCACTTGCCGCCGTTGCTCCATCCGCTCGGCACCAAGATGCGAACGGCGTAGCCGCCGACTGTGGTGTCAACGGTCGAATAGGCCATCGGTCTGCTCTGCTTTGCATCCAATGCCTGCTGCTGCCAGCATGTTCTGAAAGATCAGAACTACCAAGCTCTCATCCGAAATCTCCCCAGCAAGTCCAAGCGCAAAGACTCCGGCCTCGATCATCGAGGCCGTAACTTCCACCGATCCCGTTGCGTCCGTCATCATCACGCCACGTAGGTGACGATGCGCTCGAAGGTGTCGTCGCAGGCGGTCGCGGTGGCGCGCAGGATCACAGTTTTGCCGTTCAGGTCGCCCGCGCCGAAGTCCACCGAGTAGATGCCGACACCAACCTCGGTGACGCTGGACAGCGTGCCCGCGCCGAACGCGCCGCCGTCAATGGAGCGCGTCACCGTCACGGTCTTGCCCGTGGCCGGCGCGTGGTTCGTGCTGTCCGTCATCATGAACGTGAAGCCGGTATAGGCCGCGTTCGTCTTGATGTTGCCCTTGATGGGCACGGCGCCGCTGGACAAGTTGACTTCGCCCGTTCCGGTGCCGACCTTGAGCGTGACAGCCGGATAGCCCGCAGTAGCAGGCGATGCGACTGCGGTGCCGGTCCACTGCGTGACGCTCACGTCGAGCACGTCGCCGCTGCCGATCAGCGAGTCATAGACGTTGGCCGCCAGGACCACCAACTCATGCCGCACAGCCAGTGCCCCGGACACCTGCACCACGATGACCAGCGACCCCAGCGTGTCGGTGTCGGTCGAGTCCAGCACGGCGTAATAGTTGCCGTTGCTGATGTGCGTGGCCCCTCCGCTGTTCTTGTTGGCCAGCGTTGTCGCGCCGGCCTTGTGCAGCTTGATGTCCGTGTTCGCGATGGTCAGCGCGGTTTCTGCGGTGTTGCCGTCCGTGGCGTCCACGAAGGGGCCGAGCAACACCTCCTGCGAGGCGGTCGATTGCTTGACGAAGATGGTCATGATCAGGCCCTTGCCAGCATGCGGCGATACGTGGAAATTGCAGCGATTGAAGATCCGCCACCAGCCTCGTCGGCATACAGCCTCAGGATGGTGGACGACGAGGCGGACACCTGACTGAGCCACAGCCCGGGCCGCCCGGCGTCCGTGATGCTGCTGTCGGTAGCGCTCAGGCAATTGGTCTGGCCAGACTGCCAGGAGCCCGATGAATTGAGCCAGTTGGAATCCGACGAACGCTGCACACGCAGCGCAATCGTGGTGCCGGCTACGTCAAGCGTGCAGGAGTACGTCACGCCGCTGGTGATCGTGGGGGTGCTGCCAGTGCCGGCCACCTTCGTAAGAGTGGTCGCCACGTACTTGAAGATGGCGAATCTGTCGGAAACGCCGCTCGCCTGGTTGAACAGGAACCCGAAGTAGCCTGTTTGCGCGCTGGTCGAAAGCCTGGCGCCTGGGCCTGCAATGGCGTCGCCGCCACCGTTGAAAAGCACTTCTGCGGTGACGGTGTAGTCGGCAGATGCCGGCGTGCCTGATGCGTACCAAAGCCCGTTCGCGCTGGCGCCCGTGCCAGGGTCCAGCGCGTTGCTTTGAATCGTCGGCGTGTCACCGTTGCCGGCCAGCGCCGTCCACGTCGCACCCGTCTCTCCGGTATGCGCCGAAATGGCGGTGCCGTTGGTGTCGGTGAACGTGTCGTTGACGAACTGCGCCACGGATCAGGCTCCGACGATGATGCGCTTCCAGTATTCCCACATGGCTACCTCCCCGCCGCGCGTGCGCGCTCAATGGCCGGCGCCAGGATGCGGATGTCGCGCTTGAGCGCCAGCCAGGCCTCGCGCCCGCGGTTGTCGTCGATCTGCGCAGCGATCTCGGCTGCGCGGATGCGCAGCGCCTCGCCATCGGCACACACACGGGCCAGCTCGGCCTCGAGCGGCGCATTGAGGGCGTTGACGTGATCGCGCTTTGCGCACAGCTCGTCGTATTGCGTTTCCAGGCTGCTCATGCGTGCCCTCGCTCTCGGATGGTCTGGTAATGGATCAGGTCTTGCATGCCGCGAGCCAGCAGGCGCGCACCGTGCTGCACGATGGCTGGCTTGCCCTTCAGCGGGGCGCCGTTGTCGTCGAGCCAGACCACGCTGACCTCGCTGCCGTCCGTGCACGCGATGCGCAGCTCGTGGCCGTTGGTGAGCACGTCGGCCACGGTCTTGCCGCGCACGCGCATGGAGATGGCGCCGTAGGTCATGACGTCAGGCCAGCTGCCACAGGCCGTTGGTGGCGTCGAAGTCGATGGTGAACGACTCGCCGGCCGCCAGCGTGATGCTGCTGCCGTAGTCGTAGAACGCGACCAGCGGATCGGCCGGGCTGGTGGGCGTGTCGTTGTAGATGCTGACGTAGCGCAACGGCCCGATGGAGCCGCCGCTGGCCGTCAGCACCTCGTCGGCGATGGTCACCTTGGCCGTGCCGCTGGTCTCGCTCAACGTCACGGTGTCGAGCGTCATACCCCCCGCGCTGTAGCCGTTGCCGGCGCTGATCTCGGTGAGGTTGGCGAACACCGTGTTGGTGTTCACCGGCGCCGTGTTGGTCGCCGCGCCCTTGAACGTGTGGCTGGACCAGTTGTGGACAGCCTTGTTGAGCTGCTCCACGTAGTCGAGGAACTTGGTGTAGGTGGCCATGGGTGGTGTCCTGTGCGCGGCGGAAACGAAAAGGCCGCCCGGTGAGGGGCGGCCCTTGATGTCTCAGCCGCTGGCATCGCCAGCGGGCGAGGATCAGTCGGCGATGGCCTCGGCGGCCGTGGCGCCGCTGTAGCGCTTGCCGTAGAGGTTGTAGATCACCACGCAGCCGCGCGACGCGGTGGCCGCGTGGCCGGTGCCGTCGACGCGGAAGCAGTCGAAGCCGTTGGCCGTGTCCAGGTCGGACGCCAGCACATCGATGATGTACAGGCTGTCCTTGCTGTTGGTGGTCTGGGTGGTGAACGTGTTGGACGTCACCGCGGTCTCGGTCATGGTCTTGCTGGCCGCGTAGTCGGTGTTGGCCAGCATGCGCGTGAAGGCCAGCGCCTTCTCGCCGGTGCCGGCCACCGCAGTGGCCTGCTTCAGCGTGATGGTGCTGCCCGTGACGGTGGTGCCGTCGGCGATGCTGATGATGATCTGCGCCCGCGTGTAGCCCTTCATCGACACGTAGGTGGTGTCGCCGAGGGTGGACGTGAGCAGCAGGCCGGCAGCGGCCACCACGGTGGTGACTTGCTCGTCCATGCGAGCGTTGGTGCTGATCATGGTGATGATCCTTTCAGTCGATGGGTTGGGATCAGCGCGCCTGCAGCGTCACGAAGTGCGACAGCGTGTTGCTGCCGTTCTTGCGAGCGATCGGAGCCGAGAGCCAGGGCTGGCCGGTCATGCGCATCCGGAAGCGGAACGCGGTGAGGTTCTGGTCGAACCACAGATGCATCGAGGTGTCGGACTCGATGCCGGTGGACTTGACCAGCGCCAGGTACTGCGACAGGTCGCCGAGGATGATGTCGCCCAACGAAGACAGCGCCGATGCCGCCTCGGTGAACACCACGGGGCGCCCCATCAGCCGGTAGTCGGGGCCGGTCAGCGTGCTGGGGCCGTCGAACTGGATGGGGATGCCGCCGACGTTCTCGCTGCCGGCGACGTTCTTGATCGGCGTCGACAGCGAGCCCAGCTGCGGCAGGATGTCCTGGTTGGCGATCCACACGGCGTTGCGGAAGTTCCGCGCCGGCATGCGGGCCATCATCTTCAGGATGTTCTGCGCCAGGATGGTGTTGGCCGCCTGGCTGGTCTCCTTGGTCACCGTGACCAGGGCCGGCGACGCCAGGATGCCGAGGGGCATGCCGACGCCGTTGCCGTTGACGATGGCGTCGGTGACCTTGAACGCGATCTTCTGCGGCGCCTTGCGCGACACGTAGGCCGCCATCAGCGAAGCGTCCTGCAGCAGCTCATCGGTCATCGGCACCAGGGCCGTGACGCGGTTGAGCTTCAGCGACAGCTCCTTCAGGCTGGGCTTGCTCTGGGTCATGGCCGCGGCCTCGTTGTCCCAGTAGGCCAGGATGCCGCCGCTGGTCTGGTGCGAGGTCGTCTCATCGACGGGCAGCGTCATGTTGTTCGACTCGCTGGGCATGACGTCGCAGCGCGGCAGCAGCTCGGCGTCATCCATCACGACGGTCATGATCTGCTGGCGCCACACCGGCGGCACGGGGAAGCCACCATCCGCGCCCGACGACTCGTTGCCGTAGGTCGTGGCCGATGCTGCGCTCATCTGCAGCAGGCGATCATCGACGGCCTGGGGCCGCAGCACGGCCTCCTTGACCTTGACCGCGAATTCGCCGAGCGACGAGAAGCCGCGCGCCGGGTCGGACTCGATGACGGGCGCAGCGTTGCCGATGCGCGCGCCAGCCGGCAGCTCGAGCGAACGCTCGGCGTCGATGGCGGCCTGCACCTGCTCGATGCTGGCCTGCGCCGCGGTGGCGTCGGCCTGGGCTGCGGCGAACTGCAGCGCCTGCTCGGCGCTCAAGTCTTGGCCGTCGGGAGTGGATGCCGTGATCGTCTTCATGGTTTCGACGGCCGCGGCCTTGCGCTGCTGGAGCGCACGGAGTCGCTTGATCATGATGCTTGCCTTTCGTGCAATGCGTGCGGCCCGCTCGCGGCGGGCCTGGTTGGTCTGCTGTTGACTGGTGCGGCCGTCGGGCCGCCAGGGCAGGCGTGGGCCTGCCCCAGGGACTGGAGCCAGTCAGGTCTCCAGGATCTGGATCTGCCGCTGCGCTGCAGCGGTGCTCATGCCACGCCGCACGCGGCGGGCCTTGGCGATGACGTCATCGAGCGTGGCGATGCGGTCGGCCATGCCGGAGGCCACGGCGTCGCTGGCCAGCTTCATGCGGCCCTCGCCGAACGCCGGCCCGCGCACCACGTCAACCGGCACGCCCCGGCCCTTGGCCACGGCGCGGGTGAAGGCGTTGCCGTAGGCGTCGACCATGGCCTGCAGGTAGCCGCGGGTGTCGTCGCTGAGCGGGCCGCTCATGCCTTCGCTCTTGTACTTGCCGTAGCTGATGTACTCGCGCTTGATGCCCTCGCGGGCCTGCGCCTCGCTGTCGTCGGTGTAGGGCATGCGAACGCCGATGCTGCCCACCATGCCGCTGGGCGTCACCACGATCTCGCTGGCCTGGCTGGCCACCCAGTAGGCAGCGCTGGCCGCTTCGGCGTTGGCCACGGCAATGACCGGCTTGACCGCGCGCGCCGCGGCCACCACGTCGGCGAGCTCGGCGGTGCCGCTGACGCTGCCGCCCGGCGAGTCGATGTCGAGCACGATGGTGCCCACCTCGTCGCTGGCCATGGCCTGGCGGATCTGCGCGGCCACCGCCTCGGTGCTGGTGAGCGGCCGCGAGGCGTTGTTTGCCGCGTAGGCGCGATGCGTCATGACGCCGTAGATGGGCACCACCTGCACGCCGGCGCCGCTGGCAGCCTGGGCCTGCGCGCGGCGCTGCACGGCAGCCTCTGGCGCGTCGCCGACGGCCTCGGCGATCTGCAGGGCGTCGAGGCGCACGCCGGAGGACCAGCGCACCAGCACGCCCTCCATGGCGCCCCAGGCCTCGTCGGTGACAGCCCACGGCTGCGAGTAGAAAGCGGAAAGCAGGCGCAGCATGTCAGGCCCCCAGTCGGATGATGTAGGCCGCTCGCGCGGTCGTGAAGTCTTCGCCGGTCATGCGGCCAGCATTCAGGCGGGTGCGCTCGAAGACAGCCTGCAGATCGGCAGCGTAGGCGGCGGCGTCCAGCGCCGGAGCGCCCATGACCTCAGCCACCCAGCGCCCGTGCTCAACGGTGGCAGCGTCGCCAGCGCGGAACATGGCCAGCTCTTTGCGCGCCACGCGGTCGGCCGTGGCGGTCAACAGCGCCACCATGCGCTCGCCGCTGACAGCCGGCACCGATGCCGATGCAGCCGCAGGCGGCGGCTCCGGCAGCTGGGCCGGCGCAGCGCCGACCGGCTGCATGTTGAGCGGCTGCAACGGTGCGTCGAGCCCGTCGAGCGGGTTCAGGTTCTCCATGCTGCGCGCCTCGTTGCGCGTCAGCCAGCCGTCTTGGATGCCCTTGCCGTAGGCCTCGAACCGGGTGCGGGTGTCGCCGCGCAGCAGCACGTCGAGCTTGTGCTCGGCATAGTGGATGCCGTCGTCGCCGATGCCCAGGTCGCGCAGCAGCGCCTGCTCCCAGGCGATGCACGACGGCATGATGGTGTCGGTCGAGAAGTCGAGCTGCTGGTGCTCGATGTTGCCCCAGGTCGCCCTGTCCAATATGCCGATCTTGTGCGGCGGCATCCTGAATAGGCCGGCGATGTCCACATCGCTGTACTTGCGCAGCTCGAGGAACTGGGCGTCGCTGTTGTTGACCTGGATGGCCTGCAGCTCTTTGCCGTCCTCCATGACGGGGATTCGGCCGCTGTTCATGCCGCCGAAGCCGGCGGCGAAGTCGCTGGCGTACTTGCGGCGGTCTTCGGCGCTGGCGAACTTGCCGGCCATCTTGATCCACATCGGCGGCCTGGCGCTGTTGGCGAAGTAGCGGGCGCCGTAGTCGCGCGCTGCGATGGCCGCGCCGATGGCTTCGCGCTCGGCCTCGATGGGGTTCATGCCCTGGTAGCCGTCGAGCGACAACGATGCGACGTGCAGCAACTCACCGAACACATACACCCGCCGCGTGCCGTCGGGCATGGTGTAGGTGTAGCGCGGCGCACCGCTGGCGGTGACCTCGAGCTGCATCTTGTCGGGGTGCAGCGGCAGCAGCATGTCGACGCGGCCGGCACCGTCGGTGACGATCTGCGCGTAGGCGTTGCCGCGCAGGTCGAGGTGCGCCTGCATCATTGCGCGCAGCCCCATCGCCGTCATCCACGGGTTGGGCTGGTCGTGCAGCAGCCGGTAGGCCCAGTGGTCCGTGGCGCGTTCCTTGCCGCCGTCGGGCAGACGACGGTAGACCATGAGCGGCAGCATGCCGATGGTCTCGGCCCGCACGCGGACGCACTTGTAGACCGTGCTGAGGCGCATGGCCGAGTCGGCCGACACCGGCACGCCGGCCAAGGCGCCCACACCGACGGACGAAAACCAGAAGTCGTCAGCCGGGCCACGGGATGCGCCGATGTTGGTTGCCAGGAACATCAGCGGGCGCTCACGGCGCGAGCGCCGAAGATGGTGACAGCCAGCACCAGCACGCCCGCGGTGATGAGCCCGGCCGGCAGGTAGACCAGGCCCGCGCCAATGCTGGCCAGGGCCACACCGGCCAGGATGGAGGCGTTGTAGACGTAGCGGTGCATGAGCGTCAGACGAAGGCGATGGAGTCTTCGGGCCCGTAGTGCTCGACCTTGGCCTCACCGGCGCCGACCATGGCGCGGCTCATGGCCAGGATGGTGGCCACGGCCGCGTCGATCTTGTTCTCGGGCTTGGCTTTGCGCGGAAAGATGTTGTCGTTGCGGTCGACCATCACTTCCACGTTGGCCAGCATCCACAACATGGCGGGGTTGCCGTCGGTGTGGAAGCGGCCGGCGTCGACCAGCGCGGCGATGAGCTTCATCGGCTCGCTGAGGTGCCGCGTGGTCATGGGCACGTCGACGACGGTGAAGCCGCCGGCCTGCAGCGCCGGCGCGATCTCGCGGCTGCCCCAGGCATCCATGGCGATCTCGCGCACGACGTGGCGCTCGGACACCTGCTCGATGTGGTCCTGGATCAGCCGCAGGTCGATCATGTTGCCCGGGGTCTGCACCAAATGACCCTGCTGAGCCCAGGCGCGGTAATGCTGGTTCTCCGGCCGCTGCACGGCGGCCTCGGGCAGCCAGTTTGCGCTGATGGCCCAGTAGTGCCACTGGCCGTCGATCTGCCGGCGCCAGACGCGCACGGCGCTGGCGATGTCTTGCTTGCTGGCCAGGTCGGTGCCGATCCAGCATTCTTCACCCGTGAACTCGTCAGCGGTCAGCGTGGCGTCAGCCGTGCGTTGCAGGGCTTCAAGGTTGAGCCAGGGGCTGGCGCTGTTCACCCAGACGTTCAGGTGCTTGGTCTTGAACACGGCAGCCTTGCGCGGGTCGCGCACGGCTTCGGCTTGCGACGCCAGCAGGCTGTCGGCGTTGACGCTGACGGCATAGTTGGGGTTCGCCTTGGCCAGCGCGGCGGGCTGCGTCCAGTCGTCGCCGACGTCGATGCCGTAGACGATGCCCCAGCGGCGGTCATCGGTCACCAGGCCCTCGAGCACGCGCTGCAGATCCTGCTGGTGGGCGTAGCACGGCCCGCCGATGTTGCTGCCGGCCGTGGTGATGACCAACAGCAGCGGCTGCGACCGCGCGCCCATGCCGGTGGCCATGGTGTCGTACAGCTCGGACGTGGCGTGCTCGTGGTACTCGTCGACGATGCTGCAGCTGGGGCTGGCGCCGTCGCCGGGCTTGCCGATCAGCGGCTCGAACTTGCTGTTGGTGTCGAGCACCAGCAGCTTCGAGGCGTTGGGCAGCACGCCGTAGTGCGCGCGGAACTCCGGCGAGGCCATGGCCATCAGGCGCGCGGGGCGAAACACCTCATGCGCCTGGTCACGGCTGGTGGCGCCGCTGTAGACCTCGGCACCGAACTCGCCGTCGGCCGTCAGCATGAAGTTGCCGATGACGCTGCCGATGGTGCTCTTGCCGTTCTTCCGGGGGATGAACAGGTCGGCGCGGTGGAAGCGGCGCAGGCCGGATTCACCATGCACCCAGCCGAAGATGCTCACCAGGGCGAAGACCTGCCAGCCGGCAAGCTGGATGCGCTCGCCTCGGGCGGCCCAGTCGCCTTTGATGTGCGGCATGAGCTCGGCGAAGCGGCAGATGCGCTCCGCGGGGCGGTAGCGCTTGCCTTGGGCGTCAACCAGCTCGGGGTTGAAGCGGTACGGGAAGGCGGTGTCGCTCTCCTGCCGCTGCAGGTCGCGCCGGTGACGCTCGCAGGCCAGGCGCTCCCACTTGCACGCGGGGCGCACGCCGGTAAGCACTTCGTCGACGTAGCGCTCGGCGATGGCGAGGTAGTCGCGGGTCATGGTGCGGAGGTCAGATGGCGCCGAAGCCTTGCTGCGCAGGGTCGGATTCCATGCCGGGCAGCTTGTACTGGGCGTCGTTGCGCGAGGCGGTGACGCGCGAGCGGGCCGATGGGCTCATGCCGAAGCTGGCCAGGTAGCGGTCGACCTCACGGCTGAGCTCGGCGGCCTGGCGGGACAAGATTGATTCGCGCTGGAAACCCGTGGGCGTGTACTGGATGAGCGCTTCGGTCACGTCGCCGCCGTCCTCTATCGCCTGCTGCTGCCGCGCCCACAGCGCGCGCTCGACCTGCTGCAGCCGGCCGTAGGCGCGCACGTAGAGCTCCAGCGCGGTGCGGTCGATGCGGGTCAGCAGGCCCAGCTCGAGCAGCTCGGGCGTGACGCGCTTCCACTCGGCCCGGGCCTCGCGGCTGAGGTGCTTCGGCATGTCCGGCAGGCCGACTTCCGGATGCACGCCATCGCTCAAGTCAGCGGCACGCAGTGGCCGCGTGCGGGCGCCCGTGAACGCCTTGACGTTCTCAGGCAACGGCTTCGGACCCCTCAAACCCACAGGAAAAAACCCTCAAAACCCATTCACGCGAGAAATCGAC